TCCAACGCAACCACGTCACCGTCTCCCACGGCCGGATCGTGATGTGGCGCAACCCCGACACCGGGCAGGAAGAACCACTCCCCGACGACGGGCCCAAGTTGCAGGCCATTCGCGTAGCGCTCGACGTGCGCAAGGCGTACCAGGACCTGTGGGGGCTGAAGCAGCCCAACAAGGTCGAGCACTCCGGCGGCGTCACCTACCAGGTCATCGGGATCGACCCCCAGGACGTCGTGTGACGACCACGGTCCGCTTCGAACCCCGCGGCGCCAACGTCGACCTGCTGCGCTGCCGGGACACCGAAGTCGCCGCCGTCGGCCGGGCCGGCACAGGCAAGACGCTGGCCGCGTGCTGGAAGATGCACCTCACCGCCATGCAGGTGCCGAACCTGCGCGGCCTGATGCTGCGCGCCACCCACATCTCGCTGACGTCCACCACCCTCGTCACGTTCCAGAAGCAGGTCGCTGCCGAAGCGCTGGCGGAGGGGAGCGTCCGATGGTTCGGGGGGTCGGGTAAGGACCCGGCCGCGTTCCGGTACGGCAACGGGTCGACGATCCTGGTGGCCGGCGGCGACCGTCCGGAGAAGTTCCTCAGCGCCGAGCTGGACCGCATTTTCGTGGATGAGGCGGTGGAGATCAGTCTCGACCTGCACGAGACGCTCATCAGCCGTCTGCGGGGCAGTGCGAAGACGTACCGGCAGATCCTGCTGACGACGAACCCGTCCCATCCAAGTCATTGGATCAAGCGGCGGGCGGACGCCGGGATCATGCGCATGATCACGTCGACGCATCGGGACAACCCCCACTACGTCAACCGCGACGGGACGTACACCGAGGCGGGCGCCGAGTACATGGCGAAGCTGGACGCGCTCACCGGGGCACGGCGCCTGCGGCTGCGTGACGGGCTGTGGGTGGCGTCCGAGGGCGTCGTCTTCGAGGGCTGGGACGACAGCGTCCACATGATCGATCGGTTCAAGGTGCCCGACTCGTGGACCAGGTGGTGGTCGATCGACCTGGGGTACACCAACCCCTTCTGCTGGCAGGACTGGCGGGAAGACCCTGATGGCAGGCTCTATTTGGTCCGCGAGATCTACATGACCAAGCGCCTCGCTGAGGACCATGCGAAGCAGATCCTGGAGATCATGCGGCAGAACCCGGACGAGCCGCGCCCCCGCGCGATCATCACCGACCACGACGCGGAGGACCGGGCCACGCTGGAGAAGCACCTCGGCATGAGCACTGTCCCGGCGAAGAAGACCGTGTCTGACGGCATCCAGGCCGTGCAGGCGCGCCTCAAGACGCAAGGCGACGGCAAGCCGCGGCTGTTCATCATGCGCGGCGGTCTCATCGAGGAGGACAAGTCGCTTGCGGACTCGGGCCGGCCGACGCGGACGTCGGAGGAGATCCCGGGCTATGTGTGGGCGGTGAAGCCGGGGAACGGGGCCGGGCTGAAGGAAGAGCCGGTGAAGCAGAACGACCACGGCTGCGACGCACTGCGCTACATGTGCGCCGAGCGGGATCTCGGTGGGCGGCCGCGGGTGAGGTGGCTCGGATGACTCTTGTCGAGTTCCTACAAGGCGCGGCTCGACGGAACAAGGGGATGAAACGGTGACGAAAGAGCGTAGCCGCAGGTGGAAGCACGGTCTGAATACGGCTATGCCGGTCCTACTTGACACGACTGGGACTATGCTGTTGTCGGGATCAGTCATGATGCTCAACGTGGCCGCCGGTGTGGCCGCAGTCGGAGCAGGCCTGCTCGTCCTGAACTGGCGGTTCTACGGCAACAGGTGACACGCGCGAAGGGGGTGACGGGTGGCCAGAACCCTCGTCGGTTCCCTCTTCAACCGAGCAGCCACCGCCGCCGCCAACACCCCCGTCCCGTTCGCCTCCCGCAGCCAGACCTACAGCCGCGGGATCTTCGGCTCCAGCCGCGGCACCACCTCGCAGCTCGACGCGATGGGATCCGTCTCCACCCTCTTCGCCATCGTCAACCGCACCGCCAAGGCCGAGGCCAGCGTCGAGTGGGGGCTCTTCCGCAAGGCGAAGTCCGGGAAGAAGGAAGACCGCACCCCGGTCCTGAGCCACGCGGCCCTCGACCTGTGGAACCGGCCGAACCGCTTCTACACGCAGTCCGAGTTCGTCGAAGCCGGCGCGCAGCACAAGCAGCTGACGGGCGAGACCTGGTGGGTGATCGGCCGCGTCGAGGGCGTGGACATCCCGCTGGAGATGTGGCCGGTACGCCCGGACCGCATCCAGCCGGTCCCGGACCCTGAGGAGTTCCTCCTCGGCTACATGTACACCGGCCCGGACGGGCAGCAGGTCGCGCTCGGCATCAACGACGTCATCTTCATCCGCACCCCCCACCCGACCGACCCGTACCGAGGCATCGGCCCGGTCCAGGCTTTGCTCACCGACCTCGACGCGACCCGCTACTCGGCCGAGTGGAACCGCAACTTCTTCCTCAACTCGGCGGAGCCCGGCGGGATCATCGAAGTCCCCGACCGTCTCGGTGATGACGAGTTCGACGAGCTGCGCGACCGATGGAACGAGCAGCACAAGGGCATCGCCAACGCCCACCGTGTCGCGATCCTGGAACACGGGAAGTGGGTCGACCGCAAGTTCACCCAGCGGGACATGCAGTTCGCCGAACTGCGCAACATGTCAAGGGAGATCATCCGCGAAGCGTTCGGCTTCCCCAAGCCGATGACCGGCGCTGTCGACGACGTCAACCGCTCCAACGCCGACGCCGGCGCGGTCATGTTCGCCCGCTGGCTCGTCGTCCCCGACCTCGAAGCCATCCGGGACGCCCTCAACCACCGGCTCCTTCCCCTCTTCGGCCCCACCGGCCAGGGGCTGGAGTTCGACTTCGTCAACCCGATCCCCGAAGACCGAGAGCTCGCCGCCAAGGAACTCGAATCCAAGGCCGCGGCCCTCCACGAGTTCGTCCAGGCCGGCGTGTACGGACCGGATGCAGTCGAGGCACTCGGCCTGCCGGAGATGTCGTTCGGGCAGCCGGATGCAGACCCGGACCGGGCGCTCCTCGTGGACATCCTCAAGGCTGCCCCCGCAGCGCTCGCTGACCGGATCCTGCCGATGCTGGGCTTCGATGTTCCCGCCGCGCCCGCACCCGCAGCACCGGAAGGCGCGCCGCCTGCTGTTCCGCCGGAGCCTGAGCCGGCCCCGGTCGGGGACGGGCCGACAGACACGTGGCAGGACGCCGTGGCCGGGCTGGTGGGCGATGACGTCGAGGCGGCGATGCGGTGGGAAGCCATCGCGAAGATCGACGACAACACGTGCAAGCCGTGCGCCGACAACGACGGCACGGTCTACCGCAACCGGGCCGCTGCCTGGAAGGACTACCCGGGCGGGACCGGCTACGTGAAGTGCATCGGCGCGGAACACGGCAACGAATGCCGCTGCAAGGTCGTCAAGCGCAGGAAGACGAGGGACGACGAATGATCACCCTGCCCTCCACGGTCGCGTCCTTCGCCGCCAGCCAGCGGGAGAAGGCTGAGAAGCTGCGCGCGCAGCACGGCATCCAGGAGCAGTCCTGGTACCGCATCGTCAACGCCGCCTCGCCGGACGAGGCCGAGGTGATGCTGTACGACGAGGTGGGCGGCTGGTACGGGGCGACCGCGGATCAGTTCATCGCCGATCTGCGTGGGGTGACGGCGCCGAACCTGCGGGTGCGGATCAACAGCCCGGGCGGCTCGGTGTTCGAAGGCATCGCGATCGCCAACGCGTTGAGGAGTCATCCAGCGCAGGTCACCGTGCAGGTCGACGGGATCGCCGCCTCCATCGCGAGCGTGATCGCCATGGCCGGGGACCGCATCGAGATGGCCCCGAACACCATGCTCATGATCCACGACGCGTCCGGGGTCTGCCTCGGCAACGCCGCGGACATGGAGGAGATGGCCGAACTCCTCGACCTCATCTCCGACAACATCGCCGACGCCTACGCCGCGCGCGCCGGCGGCACTAGGGACGAGTGGCGGGCCCGGATGCGCGCCGAGACCTGGTATCTGCCCGACGACGCGGTGGAGAACGGCCTGGCTGACGAAGCCATTACCACCCCGAAGGCCGGCGACCCCGCGGCGCCCCCGGACGAGGACGACGAGCCGGACATGGCACGCCCCTTCGACCTCGCCGCCTACGGCTACACCGGACCCAGGGCCACCGGTGGTGTGGTTGAGAACGCGCCCCTGGCGGGTGAGGGCGGTACGGACTGTGTAACGCCCCGCGCGACCGCTGCTTCCGAGCAGACGCCGACGCTCGTCATCTCCATCGGGGACCTCCTCGACGAGGAAGCGGTCGCCCGGCTCCGCGCCGCGGTACAGCCTCCGGCAGCCACCCCGGATCCCGCCGCCGAGCCGGAAGTCCCGGCCAAGCCCGTCGCCATTGCCGACCCCGTCGAGCCCGAGCCCATCGACCCGTGGGCGGCTGCCGTCGCTCGCCTCACCCAGCCCGAACCCGACCCGTGGGCCGCATCCGTGGCCCGCCTCACCCGCACCACGTCGGCGTCCAGCGCGGCGACGAACGCAGCCTGAAGGAGGCAGCAGTGGCAACACCCACCATCCCGCGCAATGCCGACGAGCTGGCGGAGATGCTCGCCGACCCGCAGCGCGGCCCGCAGGTCATGGAGACCCCGAAGACCCTCGCGGACTTCATCGACTCCTACGCCCACCGCGCGCAGGGCGAGGGCACGGACATCCAGCGCCTCGTCGATGAGGGCGTCCAGAAGGGCATGGCCGACTTCCTCCGCGACAACGGCCGGGACATCAAGCGCCCCGACCTGTCCGCCCAGAAGGCCGACCCCTACGCCTCCGTCGACAAGTCCGTCCAGGGCCGCGGCCTCTACAACCGGGCCGCCGAGGGCGCCAAGCTCGACGGGCTGTACGCGTCCAGCGGCGAGCTGTTCCGCAGCATCGTCCGCCGCAACGACCTGTCCCCCGAGGACAGCGCGAAGCTCGCCTCGCTGAAGAACTTCAGCAGCGACATTCCCTCCGACGGCGGCTACCTCATCCCCGAGACGCTGCGCTCCGAGATGCTGTCCGTCGCCCTGGAGAACTCCGTCGTCCGCCCGCGTGCCCGCGTCATCCCGATGGAGACACTGCGGGTCCCGATCCCGGCGATCGACTCCACCACCAACGTCAACTCCGTGTACGGCGGCATCGTCGGCTACTGGACCGAGGAGTCCGGGCAGCTCACCGAGTCGCAGGCCCGGTTCGGCCGCGTGGTCCTGGAGGCCCGCAAGCTCACCGGCTTCGCGAAGGTCCCGTCCGAGCTGATGCAGGACAGCCTCGTCA